TATGTGAGTCTGGTATAACATCTGGTGACAAGGTGATTGACACGTGTCGTCCATCTAAGACGGAGTGCCGATTATCTAGACCCCTCATTCCAGGAAGAAATATAGATATGGGAGTGCGTGAGAGTGAGATATATGGAATTGAAACAGTTATACAGGGTATGAAGAATGTAGTGAAGGGTATGAAAACTTTAGATCTATTTACAATAGCGTTGATTGTTCTTATAATCCTTGTTCTATCATCTGCAAGACGTTAAATAGTGCATCGAGGCGTCGTTCATTGCGACACTCGTGAATAACTTCCGGAAACGTTTTAAGACATAATTCGCGTATATACCGTTTCTGCCAAGCGCATTTAGGATTAATAAATGGTGGAATAAATGTAGGGTCTATTATTTTTATAGTATTCATTATGCGTATGATTGAATATACATTATAGTTTGAACACATTACATTATCCAATTCGATCAGTGCCAGCTGCCTTCTGGTTGTGATCGTCTTCTCTATTCTTGTATTTAGAAAGTCGTCGTAACGATCCTCACCGTCTTTCGGTTTCAAGAAATTCCATCCATCGATTGTATCCGTCTCGAAATAACCAGGGATATCCAAATACCCCTTTCCTTCGATATAACGAGAGTATTTAACCTCTACACACTTTACACCCCGTTTATTCGTAAAAGCTGATGCATATTTAACGAAGGAAGGCATACTTGCATTCTGGTTTAAAATCCAGTTGTTTCTCTAAATTGTTTAAGTATGTTTTCTTTTTAACATCATAACCATCACAGTGATGCTTTTCCAATTGAATACATCCCGAACAATATTTACCGGTACAATAATTACAGTCAATCGGTACCCCACATTTCTTTTTGCAGTTTTGACATGGCATTATATATTTATAGAATACTTTTTTTAACTTAAGTCGTTCTTTAATATACCCAAAAGTAAATGTTTTCATCAATAGCAAACAATACGTTTTCTTACATCCTTACACAGGATGAATTTAGAAGCGCGATACCGGAACGTGTCCGACCATCTCGTATCAAATTGACGACAATTACCATGATCTCGTCGTTTTCTAAACCGATAAACGTGAGTGAGGTTCGCACAGTATTCGAGGAAATACAGGATATAAATTTACACAGGGACTCTGTCGATAATACACCCATCGTATGGAGTGTTAAACCAACCACATTCTACAACCAGATAACTCTTACATATGACGATGGACACAGTACAAAATCAATCAAGATTTTCCCAAATGGAAGTATTCAGGTTGCAGGGTGTGAAGATATATTCAATTGTACGTATATCATCTCAGGGCTTGTCTACATCCTACAATCATTCGACAAGGATATCATACCCCCAGCAGATACATTTCGTGTCGTGATGATAAACTCAAACTTTAGTTTGAATTATAACATTAACTTGATGAAAACAACACGGCATTTTGAAAATTATTCAGACGTTTTTAAGGTTTCGTTTGAACCAGATAGATATTCTGCAGTTAAAATTAAGTTTAAACCCGCTGAAGACATGAAAGAGATCACTACAAGTATTTTTGGAACTGGAAAAATTATCATCACGGGAGCGGAAACTCTCAAGGAGATTGTATTTGCATACAATATTATCAATCAGCATATAAATGAATGCCCAGACATCAGGGTATCGGAAACACTTATTTGTGATAAGTTTGACGAATATTTCGGCTATAAAATAGATAAGGTACTCGAGAGAATTAAAAATCTAGGGTTCAAAAGTTGGACCAATACGATCACGAATAGACAAATTAATTTCTAATTGTAATATAAATGTCTCAGCGACTCGGTATGGCCGATGGCAGATGTCATACAATCAATAACTCGTCCATGCTCTACGATAACTACTTGAAGGCCCAGCATGGTATCGCCCCCGAAGATAACTACTCTTTCCGCAAATTGCTTCAACAGAAGGGTCCCGAACTCCACCAGACCCCCAAGCCCATCAACGATGGAAGTCCGTGTGGGTTGTGCGACTCGACGATGGATCTGTCTGAAATTAACTGAGTAAAAATTAGGAAAATAAAGTCATATTGATTATATGGGCCTTTCATCAGAATGCACAACATGTGCAATATGTCTCAATACAGTGAGAGAAACGAGACAGAACCCAGCACTTCGGTGTGGTCATGTATTTCACTCTCACTGTATAGAGGACTGGAAATCTAGGGGTAAACAGACCTGTCCCATCTGCAGGAAAATTTTTGATGGTAGTAATTTTCGAGTAACCGTTAAAATAGAAAATTTAATTCACGAGTCGAATGTTATCAGGCAAGTAGATGGTGCTTATATATTTGACACATTGGACGCATTTTTTGATATAGACAACACAGACGAATTAGAAAGTTTACTTTCCGATTTTGGGGTGAGTATGTCCAACCTTGATACCCTTATTCTTGACACAGAATGAGCTACAATATTTATCGTAATTCAATCCAGTGTAATCCCTGGATATCTTTCTAGGATCTGTAATCAGTTTACCGGATGCCCCTACAACAAGAGGGCCGGTAGCCCACCCACGCTTATGACTAAAGAATTCAGCCTTGAAAGTGATCACCCTACCCGGTTTTAGTACAATTGCTGCACGCTTAACGCGCAGTGTGGGTACCTTGAAAAATGCTGCAATACTCTCATGCGTATCACCCTTTTTCACTTTATATTCGGTCTTACTATGCTGCTTATAAAAATGAAAATCACCCTGACACAAATAATTACTTTTTTTACATGTAGCTACGAATAACATAACCTTGTAATACGAAGGTTTACATTTCGTACCACCTTTAACCATATAAACATTTTTCGGATTGTCGGATACCACCAAATTAGGTATTTTTCCACAGTCTACATACTTACCCGAACTTGTCAGTTTCGCGCGCTCCCCAGGCTGACTTTTCCATCCACGATATCTCTGATAATCGTTCATAGCATAGGCGTAACAATTATTGTTATTTTTCCCAACCTTCCCACCCCATTTTTTAGTGGTGTAAGTATGTTCAGACCCACTCGTAGGGGGAGTTTTACTCATTATATATATGGTAGAAAAAAATCTAAACACATAGTAAATGATTAAAGATATTATGAAAGCGAAATCTAACAAGGACGCTCTTACGGAAATCCTGATGATGGTTCTCTCGATCCTCGTGAGTACATTCATACTCCGGTTCACGTGGAACAATTCTCTCAGTAAACACATTTCTGTACTCAAACCGCTAAGCACATTCCTTGATGCACTCCTTCTTTCCATTTCTATTCAAGTTGTCCGCGGTATTTAAACTTCCTTAAATCCAACAACCCTTTCACCGGATGAGTGGACCATCGTAGGGAAACCTTCGACACCGTCACATTCACCGTTATCGCAGTCTACAAAAGTAAAAGATTTATCTTTACTCTTCATGTAATCAAGCTGTTTACGAGTCCATCCACATCCCATGGATCCGTATATAGTCCATTCCCCTGAGTTACCACCTTCGGGTGCAGTTTCTTCAGTGGAAGACTTGAAGGCATTTTTCTTGTCCATTGTCGTGAAGATTCGCAAATTTACGATAAGAAGAGTGATTAGCGCGAGCATATTGTATAATACAAGTACACATTTTATTCTGTGTGAATTATAAGAATGACCGATACGAAATCGTCAGTCCAGCGCACAATGGCAAATTCGCCATGTTCAACGAAGATGAATAAGTTCGTAGATGTCCGTGTAATAGGTAAAGGTCAGCACGGCACGGTATACCAGGCGTGTTTAGATGATGCGTGTAAAAAAAAGTTTGCTGTCAAGGTATCGAACGAGAACCTAACCGCGGAACACAACCTCACTAAAAAATTCATTAAGATGGTGGGTAAAAATTCAGCGGCGAACGTTTATGCACTCGAAAAATGTAAAAGTAATACACGATTGTATTCTGAATTTTTAAATGGACAGCCACTCAAGAAGCTGTTACCCATGTTAAAAAAAGACCCCGAGAAAATAAAACGAATTGTTCATCAGGTTTTGAAAATATTAAAGACGTTACATGAAAAAAATCCATCATTTAGACATAACGATCTTCACCTTGAAAATATATTCATAACTACCGACGGTAAGGTTCGTATTATCGATTTTGGATTGAGCTTTAATGCAGTAACGAAAAATCCCGAAGTTAATATCAATGGTTCATACTTAATGCCATATGGTATTTATAGGGGTAATAACAAAATGTACGATGTACATTTCTTCATGAATAGTCTACTCCATGAAAAGCAATACCTGGACGATGATACATTGAAGTTCATTTTAGATATGTTACCAATTAAGTACCAGGGTGAGACGGGTACACGTGTGCATTATCATCGTTTAAAGCCATCTCTGAATAATCACGTCGGTCAAGGTTTACCAACGTTCACGACACTGTTTAATCACTCGTATATTAAGGGTAAACGACTTGCCGGTATGCTCACGTCTATATCGAAACCGAAGGCGGCATCTAAATCAATCTCGACATCAGTTCAAAAGAGAAAAACGCCACCGTCTACGGAGAGTATGTCTGCAAAACGACGTGCCGCCGCGGCAGTACTAATGAAGAGTAAAGAAGTAACAAAAAAGCGACCGGGTGCTACATCAAAAAAACCACCAACAGTCCCCGTGAAGTCTTCACTTAAAACAGCTAAAAGTCCTAACAATACGGAAACGCTCGCCAATCTACAGAGGCGTCTTCTCACGAAAACGCGCGCCAAGCCATCTAGTATAGGTAAAGTGTCACCCACTTTTGTCAAAGAGTTCATGAAAAATATGGCTCGTCCTAAAACAAACTTACGTAATAGAAACATTTAAAGACGTCATTCATTCTTTAACCAATGGAATGTTGTGAAGTCTGCTGCGAAAAGATTAACAATTCAAATCACAAAAAAGTCGAGTGCCCTTTTTGTGATTTAAAGTCCTGTCGTTCGTGTAGTCAGAAGTATTTAGTATCGATTATGGAAGATCCCCATTGTATGGGGTGTAAACACGAACATAATAGGGAATTAGTAGATTCATACTGTTCGTCTACATTTAGAAACGTAGAATTTAGAAAACATCGCGAACATATTCTATTTGAACGCGAAAAGGCGCGTTTACCGGAAACACAACCACACGTAATTCGAGAGATAAGAATACGAAGTTTACGGATGTCCTACGTATACATGTACTATATAGTAGGTCAGTTGGAACATGCAGATGAAATATCGGAAAGAGTTAAACCACTTTTACGCGAGGAATTAAGGGGTGCTATAATACTGATATACGAAGAACTCCAGGTTATAGCTAACATAAACCCCGGTATGAATAGTGAATATGTATACACACAGAAGTGTCCCAGTGATGAATGCAATGGATTTTTAGATGAAAATTGGGATTGTGAGATATGTAGTACATCATTTTGTGATAAGTGTCACGAAGAATTAACAATCAATCATAAATGTAACAAAGATACAGTCAAGACTATGAAACTATTAAAACGAGAAACAAGACAGTGTCCCAAGTGCAGTGTACCAATTTACAGAATAGAAGGATGTGCGCAAATATGGTGTACACAGTGTCACGTCGCATTCGATTGGAGAACTGGTCGAATAGAAACTGGTCGAATACATAATCCTCATTATTTCGAATTCAAAAAACGCGGAAGGGAGCATGGTGATATCCCATGCGGTGGTCGTCCGTCACATAGGGAGTTGAGACAAATACAAGCACCTTACGTGATACAATTGATTTCCCTCGAAGTAATCCGGTTAGATTATGATAATACATATAGATTTGGGTTTACATACGACGATAACCGACTTTTGAGAATGAAGTATATTCTTAATGAGATTTCGGAGATAGATATGAAACGTGAATTACAGTTCAGGGATAAGTATAATTCGAAAGTAGCTGATATACGAGATATTTATACTATGTACACAGACACGGTAGGTGATTTACTACGACAGTATGTATTGGATACAACAATAGAGAATGATATATTACGTGAAGTAAAGGAGTTAACTTCATATACAAACAACGTGATAGAGCGAATAAGGTCAAGATACAGGTGTCGCGTTCCCCATAATATAATATTAGAAATAGATATATGATCATATTCGTCATCATTTCAATTGTACTTATATGTATTTTCCTCAGACCAAAATATCAAGAACCCCATGTCATACGAAACGCTTTTACAGGTAAGATGTGTGACCGTATAATAGAACTGGCATCCCGTGATTTAAAACCGTCAACCGTGTCTCGGGGTAAAGATGTAGATGATACTAAACGTAAAAGTGAGACCGCATGGCTAAATCCACAAGATTCCACATCCGTTGAAAAACTAATGGAGAAATGTGTATCTTTAACAGATCGTCAATTTGATAATGCAGAGTATCTACAGGTTCTTAAGTATACACCCGGGGGGTTTTATAAGCCACATCAAGATGCATTCGAAAATGAGAAAAATCCTCGCCTATACACGTGTATAGTAGCACTGAATGATGATTACGAAGGTGGAGAAACCACGTTTCCGGTATTGGGTAAAGATTACAAGCTAAACAAGGGTGATGTTTTATTATTTAACACTCTCAATGATTGGGGTCGTATCACCGCGAAGGCTATTCACGGTGGTAAACCAGTACTCTCCGGAGAGAAATGGATATGTAATTTATGGATACACAAATATCCGTATGAATTGTTTAGTTAAACGGATTTGTCAGGTTTATCAATTTACTTCCATTTTTTAATTTCATGAATATAACTTCGTCACATTCACCACCTTTCATGGACATTTGTACCTCTCCACAAACTGTACCAGGTTTCTTATGCCTATCGCACGCAAGTTCAGTCCTTTTTGCGATATCCATATCCTGGCTATACCCAATAAAAGTCCTCTCAACGTGACCATCTTTCTTATCTGTAGCTTCGATTGTAACCTTCCAACAATAACTACCGAATTCCCACATATTAGGTGTATCAATAGGTGGTGGTGAATCCGCTACATAGGCGTTTCTTTTAGTATTTCGATTTTTATATGTAATTGCGTATATTGGAGCGAGTAAACTCAGCATTACTATATATACACCCCTATGTTTTAAGTGATTTTATATCTGTGTAATATACGGTGTTTTCATATATTACAAAGAAGATGCCCCTGACAGGATTCGAACCTGTGACCTCTTGATTACAAGTCAAGCGCTCTACCAACTGAGCTACAGGGGCGGTGTCCTTCCTACCTGATTCGAACAGGTGACAAATGGAACTACAGTCCACTGCTCTACCAACTGAGCTAAGGAAGGGTAAGCTCCCACCAAGACTTGAACTTGGGGTGGTGGATTCAAAGTCCACAGTGTTAACCAACTACACTATAGGAGCGAATGCTAAGAGTGGGGTTCGAACCCACGCGTGCAAAGCACATGCGATCTTAAGTCGCACCCCTTAGACCAACTCGGGCATCTTAGCCGTACTATCTAGTGTATTTAATATGCATCATCTCTTTAATATACGTTTATGCGTTGATCGGCGCCGCACTTGATTTGAGTGACACTGTGTTCGATGATATATCATCCGTTTCTATTAAGGTTTGTTCTATCATTTTCTTCTGAGGACAGACCATCTTTTGAAGTTGAAACAATCTAATAGTCAAGAAGAATTTAGCCTTTGCGTGAATTTCACTTTTTGGTTCTGTGTTAAGGATTACTACAGCGGTCATGATTACAGACAAAATGAATAGTATTAATAGTTTACCAATCATTTATATATAACAAGAATAAAATTACGCCTCAATATCACCGCGTTCGATCAGCTTCTTGCGGTTAATCAGGTGAAGTCCTTCAACTTCCGATTTGTTTTGCGCACCATAAGGTACCGCATACCCCTCGTCAACTAACCACTTATTAACGTTGGTCCATACTCCATCTTCGGAAACCCAAACTTCTCCGAGGACGCGACCGAATTTACCACGGGAGTCCGCTTCCGGGCATCTGAGTTCGATATCGATATCATCCTTCTCAGAAGCAACCGCCTTTAGACACCATTCCTTGAGCTTCTTCTTTGAAAGAAGTCCGAAACGTTTTTCTTCCTTGTCCGACGTGCGAGACTCCGGTGTATCGATACCCAAAAGGCGAACACGTTGCTTCGTACAAACATCAAACCCGAGATCAATATTAACATCGATCGTATCCCCATCAACAATCTTCGCGAGAGATGATACACGGTAAATGAAAGTACACGGTTCAACACTGTAAGTAGACATCTTATATCAATGTATAGATACAAATCTTTAAACCTGGAACTGGAATTTGGGTTTAGTACCACCATCATATACGTTCACTATACCTGATGCGATCATCTTCGCGTTGACAGAAAGTGAATCACCTTTACGTCTATAGACTGTCACCAGTGTGCGACCGTATTTGTCATTTTTACCACATTGCATCCAAATCCACCCATTTACTTTGTTATTGCAAATGAACGGGTTCCACTGCCGAGAATGTTCGCGGTCATCGAAACCACACTCCTCCTTAAACATATCTCGCGCCAATTTGGCCATATAAATGTGATCATTTCGTCGAGATGACGATAATAAAGGTTTCATTTCGGGTGAGTCGTACCCGAGAGTACGAAACTTGAATTTTAGAACACGACCATGTTTCCTAATAACAGCGTTGAATGTGTCACCGTCGTATACACTCGTTATTTTAGCATAACCTTCGTATTTATTCAAACTGAACACCGGGATTGAATCATCTACACCAGATAAAACCCGTTTACTCAAACACCAGCTCATGCAATGAAATGGTGTATTATCTTTAATGATAGTTTAAAAAGTAAGATAGCTTTATAATAAATGAATTGTGTTCCAAACTTTTCCGAAAATAGCAATCTATACAAGATAAAGTTGGCAAAGACACGTGTAAATGTTTTAGAAAGTTTATATCGAAAACCGTCAATATCGGAACCGGTTAAAATTAAGGAAAATTTGAGACTTCGTTTACGTTTCACAGAAGCGATAAAAGAAGCACAAGAAATATGCGAAATGGATGCATATTCATCGGAGTGTCACTGGGCATGGCATGAGGTGGACGAATTAGAAGATTCTATGCTACGTCTATATCCTCATAGATGGTCACGGTAGGTGGGTCTTCGTGGTATGTATGTTCACTTCCGAGTACCACGCTTTTTTTTAGTCGTAGCACCCATTGTCATAGTAAGTTTTGGTGGTGTTTTTATATTTTTTTTAGTTACACGTTTACTCGTCACCGTTCCGACCAGGGTTGGATTATTTAGAAAAGCTGAACGACCAGCTATATTGAGATTTCCACCACTAAATGTCCGTATATTTACAGTGTCGTTTAACAGCCCGGGAATCGCTTTTGCGAAGTCTAAGTGAAATGTTGTACAAACACCTCGAGTGTTATTCGCTTGTAAATTGGGTCCATTGTAATATTTCGCGGTAGTGGTATCGAACACGTTCCCAAAAAACTTTTTCATATTTGGTAATATCCGGTTTCGAAAAATACTCCCATACCCATTCCTCTCCATGGCACGGTTTCCATGTGGGTCAAATACCCATATACGCGGTTGTGGTCTACCCGTATCCATTAAGACGTTCACCGCGTGTCCTAAATTTGGGTTATCACGTTTAGTGATGCTAATTAGAAAAAAATGAATACTTCCCGCCGATGCATTGAGTCTGGGAATATTCGATCCATTATTCTTAAATTCTAGGGGGGGTCTCCGGTTCAATAACTGCGCCGATGTATTCGCGACAATTCCACGATTTGTACTGTCGCTATATTCTAGAAACTTTACATTTATTCGCTTTCCATCATGACGCACGTTGGATAAACGCGTGTTCAATTCCTCGAGATACCTAATATACCCTGGTATCGTACATGACATACCCGTCGCCTGTGGTAGAGGTGGCAATGTTCGTACAACCTTGGAACTTTTGACCGTCTTCGAAGGACCCGGACTGAAGTTTATATCAGTTTGCTTATTTGTAGTCTTACGCTTAGTACTCATCTGAGATATATGTAGAAAATTATCGCGTCTTTGTGATTTTCAACGCGGTACGAGCCTTCGCATTTTTAGGGTCAACCTTATTACCATTTTGTTTAGGGTTAAATGATCTTTTATGTTCAGCCCAATACTCTGGTGCACCAACCTTGAAATTTTTATGCATTTTCGCTTTGTACCAAAACACACAGTCCTCTATTTTATTCGATTTTGACGTGTTGTCGAGAACTAAACATTCGTAGTTTTCTGTACACGAATCCATAACCTTATTGAACATGTCAAATGTTGGAAAGATACCGAAGAATGATTTATACAACTTCTCGCGATTCTGAATAATGTTTTCCCTGAGAATAAAAACATAATCAACGTTTGCTCTGAGCGCTGGGGGTAGGTCCATACAATACTGCATTGTTAGCATGAAGAATATCTTCCAGTGACGCCCATTCATGAAACATTGTCGAATACACGTATCACGCATGAATTTATTATCGTACATGCAGTCATCCAAAAGTAAAAATGCGCCACAATTCTTTTTACCGGCACCCACCAATCTCCTCTGACGATCCATAACTCGTTCTATAGCTTCCTTGTCATAGTCGCCATAAATAAACAGGTCGGGAATATACTGCTGATAATAATGGTTACCTTCTTCAGTCGCCGATAGAACAATTCCTGCTGGTAAATGTTTCTTGTGCCACAGGATGTCAGTTACTAATGTAGATTTACCTGTATTACGTTTACCTATGAATACAAGAACCTTATCATCAGCCATTGATGCAGGGTTGAATTTTCGTAAACGTAAATCCATCTATAATACCGCCCCGTTTTAATTCATAAAATTTTACTCACATGTAATAAGAATGGCAGGTCGCGTACAACTTGCTGTCACTGGTATCCAGGACCAATGGCTTACTGGGGATCCACAGTTTTCGTATTTTGTCACCTTATTCAAAAGACATACACGCTTTTCTACCGAAGCGGTAGAAATACCATTTTCCGGTGACAGCGCATTCGGGAGTTCCGTTGAGTGTCGTATACCAAACAATATAGGCGATCTCGTACGAGGGATGACCCTTAAGGTAAAACTTGGCAATTTAACCAGTCACGCGGGAGTTTCAAAATATTATTATAACATTCCATTAGGTAAAAGTATAATAAAATATGCAGATTTGGTCATCGGCGGTCAGGTTATAGAAAGACTTACAGGGGAGTATATATACATGTATGATCAATTATATAGCAATAAGGACGATGTGGACCAAACATTATACTTTATGAATGGTCACAATGAAACGCTAACCGTTTCGGATACGTATAACACGTTCTATATTAACCTACCGTTTTACTTCCACAGGAACCCGAGTTTAGCGGTTCCCGTGTGTGCGCTCACAAAACAACTCGTGGAAGTTCGCGTGACGTTTAGAGATGTAG